TCCCGATTTCACGATTAACGGCTTGCAACGATTTCGAAATCGTTAAATTAAGGAGCTCATACTCTTTGTTAATAGCTGCCGCACCATTAACAAGTGCGTTCTCTACAGTTTTACTAGAAATTTTGCCTTCAGCAGCTAATGATCTTAAACGGCCAATAGGCACTTCTAACTCAGTAGCCAGTAATTTAGCTACACGGGGTAACTGCTCTAAAACAGAATTTAATTCTTCACCGCGCAACTGCCCAGCGGCTAAGCCTTGGTTTAACTGTATAGTTGCGTCTTCAATAGAAGCTGCTGCACCGCCACCAATTTGCCCTGCTTTAGATAGCGTCTCTGTTAATTCAATTGCGCGTTGAACACCAATTCCTGCGCTTTGCGTTAAACGGTTAAAAGTTTCAGCTAGGCTATTTATATCAGTGTTAGTAGCCCGAGAGACTTTTCTTAATTTACCCGTAGCAATATTTAATTGCTCAGTGCGTCCAGTAGTTAAAGCTAAACGGTTTTGTAAAAGAGTAAAGCTATCTAATACTCTAGAATTAGCCCTAAAGGTAGCAAAAGCACTAGCTGCAATACCTGCCAACTTAGCAAAATTAGCAAAAGTATTGCTAGCTGTTTGAGTAGTCTTATCAATGTTACGAACAGAATCATTGATACTGCGTAAGTCACGGTTTACGCCTTTAGCATCTGATTGAAATTCTAAACGAATAGCCATGTTAAACCTCTACGTAAACCAACCCTGCAACATCAAAATATTTATTAATAGTAGTTTCAATAAATCTTGATGGTGCTTGCTTAGAACTACCTGCGTTCAATTGGTCTATATAGGGAACGCCATTCGTTATATAAAATGTCTCTAATCTTGTGCTAGATGGGGGGTTTAATAATGCCGAAGCTGCGGCTCCAGCAGGTAAATTATTTCCAAAATCCCTAGCAGATTTAGTAGCTTTCCAAGAATTACGGGCGCGGCCAGTATCTACCGGCGTTGCCCGTTGTAAATCGCCCAACGCAGAAAAGACTCTAGCTCGCAGGGCTCTATTAATAAATAGAATTGAACCGGCATTTAGATTTTTAAGCTCTGCTTCAACCCCTCTAAGTTTAATTTTTACAGCCATTAAACTTTAACCTTAGGGTTCCAGCCAGAGCCCTTGCCACTGTTTACAAGCTTATTTAAAAAGCCAGAAGATACAAGCTTTTCAGCATGGCTCTTAGGTTCATTACGATCGTAGTTTAAGCGTTCGCGTTCCATAGCCTTAAGGGAAGAGAACATTTCAGTTGGATTAGCTTTATTCTTTTGACCGGTAACTTGTGTCAAAAAGGATAATAGCATTGAAAATCTATGGTCGTCTCTCCAACCTATAGGACGCCGACGGAAATATTCAAACCATCCTTGAATTTCTACCATCGGCCACTCCCTCACTTCATGTACGGGGTATCCTAAGTGAAAAGCTATATCATATATTTCTAGCTCTTCAAAATCTAGCCGTTTCCCAGTGAACCCGCCTCGCTGTCTGCATTACGCAAACCGTTAAACAGTAAGACTTCATTTACAACATCGGTTAAAGTTCCCAGTGGAATTTCACCAATATCATCGATGCTAAGCTCTTCCATGCCTACTACTGAAACCTTTAACAACTCAGCCATTTGTTTGCTATTAGATTCAATATCATTAGCGTTTTCAGCAGCTTCTGCGAGTTCTGAAAACTGCTTAATTTGGTTAAATGTGAGCATTTTAATTTCTAGCTCACCACCCATAAAGGTGATTTTCTTTGTACGATTTTTCTTCATAAGGTCCAGAGCGGAAACTTGATCAGCCATTAGAGCTATCTCCATTAAGAGGGTTATCAGTGTTAAATAAATGGGGGTTATGTTTTACAAAATCATCTAGCATTTTGCGCATTTCATGCAAAACGTGAAGAGTATCTAAAATCTCTCTCCATTTCTCACTGCCACTGGGGAAGTCTTTTAAACGACGGGTAGCATAGTTAATCGATTTATCAACAGATGCTTTCGCATCATTGACTGCGTGATTGACTACATAACCCTTGCTAAAGGGTGGGGTGTGTTCGGTTGCCATGCTATCCACAGCCATTCTTTGCCTCACTTATTTTAAAGACAGGAGGAAGGATCCCCTTCCCCCATTATGTCTGTTTTAAATTTTATTCGCCAATTTCTAAAGGCGTGCCATAATCAGATACATCAGCAGGGACTGCCGCTGCGGTGTAAGCGGAAGCATAACTAACTGGTCCAAACAAGTTACCATCAATAGTCAGCGTAATGTTGAGCTGCATTGCGTCATCCAACGCAGGGACAATCTCAAAAGAAGCTACACTACCAAAGAAGTAAAAGTCTGAGAACTCACGCATACCATCGACAGAATCAAAGTATGGCAAAGTTACACCATTAGCACCAGCGCCATCAGTACCGCCAGAAGCGTTAGTGCCACCATCCGTAGCACGGATGCCTTCAGAAGCAGCAAGACGCACTCGCATAAGCCGCTGTGTACCTTCAGAACGCAAATCATTAATAAATGCGTGAATAGTTGGCACATAGTTAAATACAAAGTCTAGAGACGGGGCGTCGGATTGACCGCTTACCTGGCTAGACGTTGCTTGGCCGTATTGCGGTACGTTTACAACGTTAGCCGGAATACCTAAGTTAGGGAATTCCCGAATCTGTCCAAAAGCCCGAGCATCAGCAGTAGCCGTTACTTGATTAAGCGTACCAGTACCTGCAGTATCGGTAACCTCTTCAAATAAGGCTGCCCACTCATACGGCGCTTGTTGACGAAGCGTAGTAGTTACAGGGGCTTCAAGGAAGTCTAACCCCGTGTAAATAGACGCGTTAATGGCTGAAATGTTAGGCATGGCCTACTCTCCTTTAATACACTGAGAACGGGACAACGTAGTCGGCCCGATATAAACTAGGGTTGTCTGCATCATTACCCCCCTTTATCTGCATGCTGCTAGAAAACGTTTGCACGTTATTCTGTAACAGCTTACGATAAAAAAGGCTGTCTAATAAATCGGCAATAGCAGTTACCCGCCGTAAGCCCGTATTCACTGCAGTATATATTTGGATAATAATTGTACCGCTGCGCTGTTTTGCTGAACCGTATTGCATATTTAAACCTGTGCTGGGTAGCAATTCGATTTTAACAAATTCTTCAGGATAAAGATCCCCTTTAGAAAAATTAACAGGAAACGCGGCTATGCCTGTATCTGTCCAAGTTGTCTTTGCAAACTGAGACTCCACACTAGATAATATTGCATCAAACGTAGTCACGCCGCTAAACCTTCTACGACGTAACCATTGTTTGTCATATTTAACACAGAATAGGTAACCCCATTTGCTGTAAATTCATCAAAAAGTTTCAAATTCCTTGAATCCGGAAAGCTAGAAAGATTTATAATAAATTGTGCAGTTGGGTTTACTGTAAGCTGTAGACTCTCTACAGCACGCATTGCTGTTTCTGTGTCTAATTGCAGAATGACCCCCGTAACGGTAACCGTTGTTTCTGAATTTACAGAGACCCCTCCCGTGCTAAAATCATAATTACGACTTTCGCTTAAAGAGAAAGTTAATTCAGTTGTTAAACCGTTGCCGTTGTCATTTAAAATTTTAAAAGCGGTATTAACGCCATCTCTCACTATTTGGTCTAAACTCATTACCAAGCCCTCCAATACGGCATATTTAAACCGCTAAGTAAAGCTTGTGGCGCTGACGCTGTCAAGTACGGTTCTAGCATTTTATAAACTACTGGTGGCAAAGAAACCCCCGCCAACATGTAACCTACGCTACTACTCCTTGACTTGTCTGAAGCACCGTCTGATTTTAAACCTTCTAATGAAATAGAGCCTACTTTTAAAGCTTCTGGAGTCCCTACTAAAGAGGGGTTACCTGTTATAGCACCCCCTTGCTTAGCAGTGCCACCAAAGCCGCCATTAGTGAATATAAATACCGCTAACTCTACTTGAGCATCTTTAATTTCTTGCGGTACAGTAGAACCATCTAAAGACAGTTCTGCACCGTAACGCGGATGCCATATTTTAACAATCCTTGGGAAAGACATCTTTTGCGGAGTAACTGTATCCGCTGCAACGCCCGCCCAAGGGATTGTGTTTAAATAGTCAGCTGCACTAACTAAAGTTTGCTCTTTAGCGTGATTGGGAAGAGCCTGCCAGTCCGTCATAGACTGGCGAGCCCACGCATAATCGTCTGCTTCTTCCAGACTTATATACGAATTAGTATTGACTACTAGAGCCATTACTAACTTACCCCTTAGCCGTGAACAATAGGCAGAATGCCCAGGTTCAAACCGTTCATAGAAGAACGGACCCAAGAGTTTGCGTCATTGTAAGACCCTGCAACAGAGCCTACAGGTACAAAACGCGTCTCGGAACCGGCCCAATCATAACCCATCGGGTGCATTACGTAACCCCAACGGTACCAGATGTCCGTAGTACCACCACCTTGATAGGCTGCGGCGGCGCGCTCAATTTCTACCGGGGTAGGAACAACCAGCGACATCATTGCCATAGTATTGGGCTTGAGTACAAACGTAACTTCTGCGCCAGTAGGTAGCGTAGGGAAGTTAGAAGAGCTTTGATTGATTCGCGCCCGCGTCATCAGCAGTCGGAATTTACCGCCAAAAATGGTAGCAAACTCAACATTACCTTCAACAACGGTAGTGTCGTCTACAAGGTTAGAAACTCGCAGTTCTGCCATAAGCCTAGGAGAGCACATCAAGTAGTAGTAAGGGTCTTCGTAATCCTGGAAAGCCGCACCTACCGCATTAAACAGCTCTGCTGCACGAGTTGCACCCGTCTTAGTAGAATCAATCAACGGTGTAACTGTAGTGGCGTCAGAACCAATGTAGTAATAAAACCCCTTGTCAGGATCGTTAGCGCCTTCAGGATCATCTAGCGAT